TTCATTTCTAGCACTGGCTGATTCTGGGTCATGTTGCTCACCGTAAATATCTTCAATTGGCTCACCGTCCATATTGCGCAAAGCATAAACACAGTAATAAACCGTGCCGTCCTCAACTGCTGTAATTTTGTGTTGATGTTCTTTTCGAATAACAATAAATGTTGGTGCAGTAAATTCTTTAGGCTCATGGCCTTCAATCTCAACCGACACTTTGCCCGATACAAGTAGTGTCACATGGTCAAACTTATGTTCATGCCCTCCATGCGTTTCACCAGCAAGCTCTAGGACGTTTTGTTTTACCCAGATGTTACCAAAATAACCTAATTCAAAAGTTTTCATGGAAGTTGTACCACAGGCGTTTGCTCAACCCAAGATACCGAAGGCTCGTCCCAATAGTATTGCTTACCGTCTTGCGGATATGCTACAGGCGATTGCCATGACATGGTATTAATATCACCTACCCATGATAGATACGGTTTTCTAGCTTCATGTTCTGCTTGTTTATCTGCATTAAATTCAACTTCTGAAAGCACTTTTAAAACACCTACTAGTGTTGTATCTGCATCGTCATCACACGTTCCATAAAGAAGTGGTGCTACGCTAAGTGAACCATCAGGATTTGATGCAATAGGGAAGTCAGATTCGTTTTGAAAGATAAACTGAAAACCTTTCACGTTAGGAATTGCAGGCCCAGTACGCATTGGTGCTTCTGTGCAAAGAATACCTGTATCTGCGTCAATGTTTGTTAGTTGTATGTACATAGTTGTTTCCTGTTTTGTTATACGGGTATTCTGCGGACGGCTCTGACGTAGTAACCGGTGTTATTTTTATTAGCCTCGCGTTGGTCGCCATTGGTAAACTCTATCTGACGTGCATGGGTGTCACTATGTTGAGTAGACGCCCAATACCAGTTAGAAACAAACGCATTTGTTTCGCCAGTTCTAAACCCAATACCCGCGCTAGTTTGAGCAGGGGAGCTGCTAGTGTAATTTTGACGTATCGGCTCTGGCGATACGGCATTGGCGTTTGAGCCATTATTTATGTTATTGGCTGTTGTAGTCGGTTTTAAAAAGTAATACAACACTTCTAACTCATTTCTAGCAGGCATATACCAATCTGTGTAGCCGTTAAGACCACCGCCACTATTTAAATCATTACAGAATACAGCAGCTTGATAGTCTGCACCTAAAGCTACTAATGTTGTTGTATTTGTTGGTCCATTTATCACTGATGTTGCTGTGGTAGTTACACCGTAAACACCCCATTTTTTTCCAAACGCTTCACCAGTAGCTTTAGGAGCAACAATTAAGTAATGCGTAGCTACACCATTAGCTGTAGTTGAGATTTTACCAGCATAGAAACCTCCACCCCATGCTTGCCCAATAGTTGTTGGGCCTGCGGGCTTATAAGTTCCGCCCGTTAACATTTGTTGAATACCGCTCATTAGGTCAACCCCGCACCAGAAATAATCCAAGTTGTCGATGTCATTTTAAGTGCTGTCGCTGTGCCATACTGTGCAAGTGAGCGTGTACCTGTTGTACCTGTGCCAGCTAAATACATCGTATCTGTTGTGATAGCAATACTGACTACTTGAGATGTCATATTAACAAACGAAATAGCTGTGCCGATTGGATAAGCTACAGAACCATTTGCAGGGATGGTAAATGTTCGCGCGTTAGCGTCAGTTGAAGGGTGGAAGATATGTTTTCCAGCGTCAGCGGCGACAAGTGTATAGGCGGCAGATTGACTGTTTTGTGGGATGTTGATATATCCAACGCCATTCGTTCCATCAACCGTACAAGATGACAGCGTACCGCTAGAAGGTGTGCCAAGCACAGGTGTGACAAGTGTAGGTGAAGTTGCAAATACCGCTGCGCCGCTCCCTGTTTCGTCAGTTAATGCCGCCGCTAAGTTAGCACTTGAGGGTGTTGCAAGAAACGTCGCTACGTTTGTACCTAATGAAGCAGAAAGCACCACCTGTTCATAGCGCACACTGTCCCCAGCAGACGTGCCAGCGGCAAGACCTGTGAGTTTCTTAGCGTTCATTGGCAAGTTAGCCGAAGGCGTAGACTGACCGTCACGAGTGATACAGTTTGTCAACGCCGTTGCAATGTCACTGTTGGTTGTGTTAGTTGTTGATGATGAAATCGTTGTGCCGGTAACAACGGGGTTGCCAGCGGGCAGATTATATGTCCCAGAGCCATTAAAAGCCATTATTTTTCTCCTGTTATTGAAGTGACTGCGCCAGCAGCAGTGCGTGGGAGGATTCTACCATATTGCAATGCCCAAGCCGAATTAGTTTGAGATGGGCCTTGTTGCGCTCGTTCTAACGCATTGGCAAACGCTTCAGACGACATCAATTCTTTAGATAGTCGCTCTGCAAGCTCTGCGTCAGCTTTCTTTGTCATAGAAGAAAGAATCCATTTAGCGGCTGCTGCGGCAGAAGTAAGCTGAAACGGCGTTTGAGGCGCAGATTCTGTCGCAAGTTTAGTTGTGCCTTCACCTGCTAACCGCCCACGTTCAGCTAACATATTAAACTTATTTTGGTCGTTAATAGTCGCCATTATATCTTCAACGGCGCGTCTTACTTGAGGTTTACCTTCAGTCAAGTTGTCTAACGCTTGAGCGGTGTCGTATGGGTGTTTAGGAACTTCTTTTTTAACTGCTTCAAGCATTGATTGAATGCTCGCTGTTTCCTTAAAGTCAGCCAGTTTAGCTGCGCCTTCTTCTTTACCGTAAGTCGCTTTTAGCGCTACCGCGATACGCGAGTTTTCTAACGCTTTAGCCGTTTTAGCACCTGCGTTATCTACGCCTGCCGTGATAGGCTCAAACGCATTGTTAATGACTTGCTTTGCTAATTCAGGTTTAGCTTCAGGCGACATTTTGTGCAGTATGCGTCCCATTGTACGAGCGTTAGCACTTACGGCTACTTTAGCTAAATCTTCTGCGTCAGTTATAGCGTTTAGGTCTTTAGCTGATTTGCTGATAATGCGCTGTTGGTTAGCTACCGATTCATCCACCGCTTTAGGAATTGCTTTAGCTTGCTCATCTAACGCTGTTTTTTCAACTTTAAAAGTGTCTAAATTTGACGCTATACCTTCTAAATCTTTTGTTACGTTAACGCCAGTTGAATCTAACGTTGCTAACGCTTCTCTATGGTTCCTAAAGAAAACGGCAGGTGATACACCTCCTTGTACTACTTCATCATTAAATTTACCTACGATGCCTGTTTTAATGGCTTGCATCGCGTCAGGGTCATTGCCAAACGCGCGAATAAAATCGCGAGAATGGTCTGCATGAAGAAACTTGTCTGCTACTTCAGAAGGGTTAATTTTAGGTCGAAATATACTGTTTAGGTCGGTTAATTTATCTACCATACCTTGTCTAAAAGGCTCTGCAACAGTGGTTCTAAATTGTTCATTTGCTTTATTAAACACCGTTCTTGCTTCTTCAGGTGCGTAAGTTTCAATAGACTTATTGATGCCCGTTTCTAACTTTTTCAGGTTACGGCGGGTCATGTTAGATTCAGTATCTGACGCACCCTCAATGCCTCTAAGGTCGTCTAATATTGCAGACCTAAGCATATGTGCATCTTGTAGCGACCCTCCAATAGGAAGCCCAGAAGTGACTGACGCCATAGGTTTACCTTTAGCATCTAGTAAAATAGGGCCTGTAGCTTCTTTTTCTTTAAAAATGTCTAATATTTCATGGACTCTTGGCGCTCTTTTAGGCTCTATCGCCGTTGAAAGCGTATTTTTAATCCTATCCGCTTCTACCAATAGCGGTTCAAAACTGAACGGCGCAGGCGCTAAATCGTAGGCTTGTTGGTATAGCGGACGAACTTTGTCATGCGCTGCTTTCTCAAGCGCGTCTTTACGCTGTGCAATAGTTTCGCCAATGTCTACTTGTTTAGGCTGAGGAATTGCGCTTTCAAACGTTTGTTTGTTTGCTACAACGCCGCTTTGAGCAGCTTCATTTTGACGTAGAAGCTCCGCTGTACGAACGGCTTTAGTGTCCTCAAGAGCGCCTTTTTGCGCAATTACCGCGTCGCGCACGTTTTGATATGGCGCGTTTTTACTTACTTTGCTAACAGGCAATTCACCTTGATGCAACGCATTAAGTGAGCTTTGCGCTTGATTAACTTTTGACTCCATAGCCGCCGCTTCTGCGCCGCGTTTAGGTAGCCATGATTCAGGAAAATTCTTTTCTGACGCTTGAATAGCAGACGCTAATTCAGGTGATTCCATAGCTACGGCAAGCTGCTCAGGAGTTAGCCCTTTATTACGCAAACGGTCAATTAGCCCGCCCATAGTGTCTTTACCACCAGCCATAGATTCTAGCTTTCTGTTTAAGATTGCTTCGCGGCCAGATTTAAAAACAGGCTCAACAATCGCGCCCGCAAATCGACTAACTGGCGCAAGCGTAGCTGACGCCGCGCCAATTCCAGCGCCCATCCCAGAATCTAAAACGCCCATATTGTTTTCTGGCGCGATAACTTGCCCAGTGACGCCTTGCGTGGTCGCCCCGCCCAACGCTCTATACCCTAAGTCTTTAGCAAAATCACCTTCAACAACGTTTTTAGTTCCACCATATTTTAATGCGGTAGCTAACTTCTCAGGTATGCCAGATTTGCCAGCCAAGCCAGATAACTTAGCTCCTCCGCCAACGGCTTTCCCAAGAACGCCTCCAACAGGAAGAGTAGCAATCGATTCGCCGACTACTTGCCCAACACTAAAAGGGTCACTTTTTGTATTTGCACCAAGCCCGCTTAGTTTAGCTTCAATAGCGGTTTTATATTCCTGCGCTGCTGTTGAGTCAGGGTTAATTAATTTGTGAGGTATATCCGCTAAATTGATAGCTGTATTAGCCGCCCCTTGCGCCGCGCCTGCGTAAATATCGCCAATGTTTTGCCCAGTAGATTTAAGGTATTCTATGGCATCTTGCGTAAGCGAAGGTTGTTGCGTAGGTTGATTAGGCGCATTACGAACCGCCGCAAGCTGCTCTTCTTGTGGCATATCAATAAAACGCTTAGGCGTCGCCGACGATTCTTGACTAACCGCTTCAGGCGTTCGTCCGCCGTCTATATGCGCAACCGGCGCGTTAAACTCTTTTTGCGCTCTTGTGGCAACAGCGTCAGGCGTAATATCGTCAGGTGCGCCTTTATATTGGTGCTGTGTACCATCTTCAAACGTAACTGTAATATCTCTAGCCATCTAAATCACCATCCACTTGAAGTAAATTTTTGCTTTTGCTGCACTGGCGCTTGTTGTTGTACTGGCGGCTGCACTGGCGGCTGCATAGGTGCTTGCTGTTGTACTGGCGGTTGAACAGGCGGTTGAACAGGTGAAACACCCCCTAACGCGCCTCCAGTAGCAGGCTGCGTTCTATATTTATCTATTTTTTTAAATATAGGCGCATTTTCCGCCCCCGGAGGAGGCGCAGGTGCGCGATTATTTACGACCGCTGACGTATTGGTGTTAGCTATGTTTACTACTTGGTCTATACCTTTAGTAAGCTCGTCAGAACCTTTAACTAGACCTTTAAAGCTAGTAGGGTCGGGAAGCACATCAGATAACATCTCTTTATCGCCGCCGGTCATAACCCCAGTGTTCAATAATTGTGGGTCACGAATAGCAAAAGTGGCTGCTTGATACGCCGCTTTAAGACGTGTATTTTTTGCAGGGTTGCCTCTATCAATTAAAGGCGTATCGTCTAGCACTTTTTTATATTCTTTTAACTGCGTTACTAAACGTTCGTGCGTATCTGTAGCTTTTTGAATAGTTCTTAAATCATCTTTATAGTTTGGGTTTTCATTTGTGTATTGAGTCAGCACTTCTTTAGCGGAAGCTTTTTTAGCTTCTGCCTCAGCTCTAGCGTCTGCACGGGCGGCGGCGGCGGCCGCTCTATTTGCATTGTCGTAAGCCAATGCTAGATTTTGGTCTTGAACATTCATAGAGTGTTTCTCTACAGGGCTAATGTTTTGCCCCACTGCTTGATTTTTCGCTGCTGCAATAGCAATTAGTTGGTCGCTATAGGGTACTGTGGTATTGCCTACAACTACGTCTTTGGGCCGCATTTGATTTGTTCCGGGAATAAGCTCATAGCCCACTGGAATACCTTTATATTGCTCTGCTGCCTCCGCTTTAGCTTGCTCTGCGTCTAGCTCTTGCAATTTAAGCAAATTACTTGCCTGCGTGGGGTCTACACCCATTAAGCTAATCATGGCACTGCGGCGTTGCTCTGGTGTTGCGTTTTGCGCAACATTATGTGCCATAGGTTGCGCCGGCGTAGCTTGAGGCTGGTCTTCTAATCTTACGAGTGCGCCTAAACGGGACATAATAGACGGGTCTTTTGCAGGTTCTCCTGCGGCTAAAGCCATTTCTTCTGTTGCGGGGACGCCATAACTTTCTTGCGCCCGCATAATAGCCGCCGCTTTTTCACGCTCTGCTTTATCTAAATCTTCTCTAGCGCCGCTTTCTTGATACGCACCAATGATATTTTGCAACGCGCCAAGCGCGGCTCCACCAGTATTAGGAACGTACCATCCGCTAACCATTTGA